GTTAGTCCTTTCCGTGTTAAGGAACCTGTTAGGCCGCGAGGTCGGCAAGCTTCTCCCCGCGGTACTTTGTGACGCCCTTGACCGTGTCTTGGCCCTGCTGCTTCCAAGACAGCATCGTCTCTACCGATGTCTGCGGGTAAAACCTCATGTACTCGCCTCTTACGGTGAGCACGCCATGGCGATTGATTCCGACAATCTTACCGCCGTCGAACTCGCCGCCAATGCGAAGAATGTTCATGGAAAGTCCTTGTGGGTGTGAGTGGATTCAGTAGGCCGCCGTGGAGTTGAACCACGCGTGAGCACCTTATAAGAGTGCTTTGCCAACCGGTTTCCGCGGCCCGGAATAGCCGCAGAGGGATTCGAACCCCCGACCTCCTCGGTGTAAACGAGGCGCACTAACCAACTGTGCTATGCGGCTACGCGTAATCACAGATTATCGGCTGTTTCGCGGATGTCCATATCGGTTTCGTCCTCGTAATCACCCGCGTCGTCTAGGTAGCGCTCTGGGCGCTCCATGATACGATAGACAGACACCAAGTCCATCATCTTGTCGTTAATGTCGGAAACGAGGTCGGCAAGGTCGGGCGGCAGTTCAGTGCCGTCGACGATCTCACCGGTTTCGGGGTCGATGTTCAACCCCTCGCCTCCGAAGGCGTTCTTCTTGGCGTTGTCCCACGCCGTGATCAACAACTCGACTTCAAGCGGCATCGCCATGCGTGCGCTCCTGTTTGTAGAAAGTTTTGAAGACCCAGTAGTTCCAGCGGTCGTACTGCCGGAGCCACTGCCGTCGAACCCACCGCCGAAAGAGCAACCACGGCGTATCAAGCCGGTGCTCTTTGATGTACTGATTGTAAGACCACATGATGGCCTCATCGGAATCGCTACTTGTCACCGCGATGTCGCAGGCGTCGCAACGCGTGCACGGCACGGCGAGTACCGGCACCCGATGAATTTTACCGTCGATGCGCATTTTATACACGTCTTTAAACGTATACGAGCGCATGGTCTCGCCGCATTGGTAGCAGCAGACCGGTTTATAGATCGCTGTTTTCTCCGTCATTGGTATCGTCTTCATCCTCGGAGAACATCAGGTCCCAGCATTCACCGCAAATGCCAGAGATTAAAAACTCACGCTCTTCGGCTGACAACTTGGAAAAACAGTTTTGCGCGTGAGCGCCAGCACGAAATTTTTCCAGCGCGTCTTTTCGCACAGTGACGGTCTGCGGTCGCTTGCAGTCATAACACGGGCCGGAAATGACCAAGTCGTCGCCTAGCTCGGTAGCTTTGCATGCACCGCCGAATGCGTATTTTGTTATCAAAGACATGAAAACCTTTCTAGTAGGAGCGGCGGGATTCGAACCCGCAACACAAGGATTTTAAGTCCTTTGACTCTGCCGGTTGGTCTACGCTCCCATAGGGTGCCCTGCCGGGAGATTTTAAATCTCGCCGGCAGGGCCCTGTGGTCACGTCGACTCGGCGTCACGCTGCCGCTCTGAAATCCACTTGAGCATGTTAGCCAAGTTGCCGTGGCAGCCCGAAGGCGCCACGTTGTAGAACCACTGCGCGTAGAGCTTTAGCAACGGCAGGTTGGTACTATCCGCATGATTGACTGCCATGCGCAAGTCGTTCGAGATTACCCCCTGCAAGAAATGACCGGGCGCTAGGCCTTGTACCACGTAGCGCCGAATGGCCTCCTGCATGTGCGGCGGAATTTGATCGTATCCGCCGCGTTCGGGAAATTCGCACACGAACTCAAAAGGGAGCAGAGTTTCCTGTCCAGACATAAATCTGTCCGTTCTCGTACTTGTACCACCTCGCGCCGTCGAAGTGGTATTGGGGTGGCTGGGGCCGAACAACCGGCGGAGGCCCCTGCATCATAGGCTGCGTAGCCACCGATTGCGACTGCTGCAACGGAACGCCGAGCGTTTCGTGCACTTTGGCCGCACCAAGCTGGGCGACCGGCTGCAGCAGCGGCATGAGAAACGCCGTAAATAGCACAATAAGCAACTGCATCGAACACCTCCTTGCGTAAGAAAACAATCGACGCTTTCCAGCAATCCGTTTGCTAGAAATGGGGCTGCTGGGATTCGAACCCAGAACCAACGGATTAAAAGTCCGATGCGCTACCGTTGCGCCACAGCCCCATGCCGAGTTAACGGCTACTGACCCGCGGGAAACTGCAGTTTCCGTTGGGGCAGTGTGATTTCACCGCGATCCCGTTCTTGGCGTTGATCGCCTTGGCGCCAGGGCCGTGATAGACGCCGTCGTCGGTGTAGCCCACGTAGGGCTTCCGCGGCCGCGTCATCACCAACCACAAACGCCACTTGCCGCCCTCTTTCTTGAAGGCCTGAACGTACTCTACCTCCTCCTCGCTTGGCAAGAGCTTGGAGTTCTCGCGATAGTAGGCCTCCTCTGCCGTCGGCTCAGGCGTGTCCTGCGCGGGCATGGTTGCCTGCACAACACGGGCTGTTGCAAACGGCGGCCTGATATCCAGAACCTCGAAGTCCTTGACGCTGATATACGCATCCGTATCAGCGAACAGCTTAGACGACTGTCGCTCGAATTCGTGGCGGTCTGGCAGGGTCGGGGACAGAGTCTTCATCATCCGCGGGACGTCTTCGGCGTTGTATGCGGCGAAGTTTTCGTCCAGCGCGGCACGAATGTTTTCCGACTCGTCAGCAAAGACGTAGCCGGCGCCGAAGCCCAGCAGAGCAGCGGCGAGAATCCATCGCCACATCGAGAACACCACCGCGTACACGATACGCATCATGTTATTTTCCCCCTCTAATGCAAAAGTCGGCAAGCGCCCCGAAAGACGCCATGCCGAGAAACGAGCACACCATGTTCACCGTCGGCTCCATGTGCCGAGTAGCAATGAACCCGATGGCTGCGCCGCTGATAACAGCGAGCAGCATAGCCGCTTCACGAAGAAATCTGAGCGTGGACATGGCTCCCTCCACGAACGCCAGACAGCGCACAAAATCCGCAATACAAAATTGCGGGGTGCAAGAAATATGCCCGGATATTGCCAAAAATTTAGGCTTTATCGGGCGCAGCCGGCGACAGTAATTTGCGGCGTTTATACTTCTCTGGCAGTGCGTACCAGCCATCGTCGTAAAGCGCGTGAATCTGCGTAAACGCTTTATCGTATCGTTTGCCGCACGCCTGTAGGCTGTACGTCGCCCGAGCCTTGTCAGCGATAGCCTTGCGATCTAACTGACCGACAACTTCAATAGCCTCTAACCAATCCAGCAAAGTCTTGCAGCGATAGCCGTTGAAACCTTCTTGCACGGTTTCTGTGAACGCGCCGTAGTCAGTCGCGATGAGCGGTGTCCCACAAAGCAGGCCCTCGACGCCAGATCCGCCAAACGGCTCAATGAAGTTAGTGGGCATGAGCGAGCAGATGGCGTTGCGCATAAAGTCGCTACGCTGCCGGCCCGTAAGCGGCCCCCAGTATTCAATGTTGGGGTGCGCCCACGGTTTCGGATCGCCTTGGCCGCAAAGAATGATTTTCTTATCAATGTACTTGGCGATCTCTAGAATCGTGTCCAGCCCCTTACACGAATTAATGCGCCCGAGAAACGCAATGTACTTGCCGGGCTCGTAGTTCGGCGCCCAGTCGTCGATCTCAAAATAGTTGGGAATCACCCACTCATAGTTCGTGCCCTGTCGATCTTCTTTGGCGCAGTGGTAGTGGCGCCACGCATAACTTTCAAAAATACGCATCGTGCCCTTAACGAGCGTGGGATAACCAATACCGGTCTCGACATGAATGTTGGTTGGCAAGTCGCTGAGCAAACGAGAATGCGCGTGGCCAAAGGGGTGGCAAATAATGTCTTTGGGTTGGACGCGCTTTTTCATTTCCTCGACTAACCGCGCCTCAAACAGACTGTGGTGTTTGGTGCCTGTGGCGGCTAAGTCACCGTGAAACGCGGTCTTGTCGCGATTGCCGACGAGATCTTGGTACTCCTTGGTCGTCAGCATTACGACCTTTTCTTTAGCTTCGCTTTCGCTGCCCTCGTTGGCGTACTCAATGACGTCATAACCGCACATTTGCAGCATCTTGGAGAATCGCAGCGCTTTGCCGGTAAAAGCGCAGTGCGAAAAATGCTGATTATGAACTGTGTGAAAAATGCCGATTAAATGCAGCGTTGGCTTCCGTGCCATTATTGTCAGGCCTCAGTTTCGGTGGCAGAACCAAAAAACGGGAACAGTTGTTGAAACGGGTTATAGACTGGTTTAGCTGTTTTTAATTCAGCCTCTAACTTATTCGCAGCAGCGCGAAACTGTTTGGCAATTTCTTTCCGGCTATTGTGCGACGTGACAGGCATCTTCAGCGTATAAGTGTTTTTGGGGCCGAAATGAATCTCGATTTCACTGTCGGCTACGTTGACGTCGCAGGGTGTAAAAAGATTTAAAACGCTTTTGAAGTACGCGTTCTCTACGGCCAAGTCAGCGATTTGTTTGGCCAGCTGCTCTAGGGCTGTGTTTTTGATATCTAAACCACGCAGAATTTTACTAGCGTCCAAACCAGATGAGGCTAGTTCGTACAGCGTTGTAACAAGGCTTACGCTAACACCCGACAACGCGTCGACAATTTCGTGTCGTGGCACGTTTGTAGCGTTTGTATGTTGTTTTTGCTGACATTCCGTTTTATTGCCGCAGCAGCCCATGTTTTTCGTGTCCTATTACGTGGTAGGAAAATTGGGGTTGTGCAAGTTTGGGCAATCGCATCCCTTAGACAGTCTTTTAATTGCGTCGTTGAGCGCGCTCATATCTACATCTCCGTCAAGTATTGAAGGCGAACTAAGCGCGTCACTAGCCTGTTTTACTGGCAGCGGCGTCGTTTCGTAAAGCGCTTTTTCTTGTTGTTGAAGTTTATTTTTTGCGACAGATAAATTTTTCTGCATGCCGTAAACTTTAGTCAACGCGGCACTTAAGCATTTTTGAACAAGGGCTTGGTCAGCGGGCAGCATTGTTATCTTGCTCCAGCGGCAGGAATCTTCGACGGCGTTCTCGGCGTTCGCAATGCGTGACGGGCAGCGTGACTGCTGAAGCTTCTGCGCGCTGGCGACGCACTACTTCTTCAAGCCGATCGCGCTCTTTGAAAAACTCAATGCAGCGCTCTAACTGCACAATTCGTCGCCCGCGTATATTTTGTTCAGATAAGCGCTTTTGCTTTTCATTCGCGTAGCGCACCCAAAAATAGATAAGCGCCACAAACAAACCGAGAAACGCGCCGTGAATAATGGCTACTTCAAGGCTGCTTAATGTTATAGTGTTGTCGATCATAACAAGACGCGCATACGGGAAGATATTTTTCTTCGCACCCGAGTTCTACTGACGGCCCGCTGAGTGTTGGTTTGCCGTTGAGCAGTTTAAGGTTGAAGACCGCTTTTCGCAAGCAGAAATGGCACGTGGTTTTGATTTCTTCAATACTGTCAGCTAATTCAAAGAGTCGCGTGGCGGCGGGGAAAGCGTCGCGGCGAAAATCTGCTCTTAGGCCGTAGCAAATCACCGGCACGCCGTTTGGATGATTTGGCGACACCGCTGAATACGTGATGTGCCGAAACTGGTCGACAATATCGGGGTGCACGAATTGCACCTCATCCACGAGTATGCAGGCAATGCCGTCAAGCGCCGGCAATGGCATAACGGCATGGTCAGTTGGCGCGAGCACGTCGGCGGGCATTTCTAACCCGGCGCGCGTTTTGATGACATCGGCGCCGAAGCGCGTATCTAGGGCAGGTTTGATGAGTAGGACTTCTTTGCCCTGCTGCCGGTAGTTATGCGCGACAGCTAAAAGATTGAGCGTCTTCGCGCTGCCGACAGTGCCGTAACGAAAATAGAGTTTAGCCATTTGAGTAATTTAAGGCGCAGAAAAACACACTTTGAGGTTCCTGTACCCGCAAACGCCGCCGAAATTATCAATTATCTCTAGCGTAACAGTGCGATTATTTGATACGAACTCGTAGTCTATGGGGTGCGGTATGTTGCAGTCGTAGAACAGGCTTGGATCGCCGTTTACGTTGGCGCCGGGACCAGAATGTTGGCCGGCTTCAACAATTACGCCGTTAACGCGAATATCGTCGTCAACGACATCCGCCGTGACTCGCACTTTGGCTGGCAATGACAAACAGTCGGGAACTTGTACATTGAGAGTGTGCGTTACTTGTGGCGGGTAGCACAGCGGGCCTGTTCCTGCGGCGTTGCCTGTTCGAATAAACGGCCGGCTACTGCCAATTACGTTGTCAGCAAAAGATTCGCACAATTTACAAAATCTCACATAAACCTTAGCAGCCATGCCGCCGCCAAAATTATCTCGTGTCGCCAGCGTGATCGTTCGCGTTCCGTTGTAGCACTCGCAGTAAGTGAATTGATGCGCGCCGTTGCAGCCACCCGAAAAAGGAAACTGTCCTTCTTGAATTACGCTGCCGTTGAACACTATATCGTCATCTACGCCGCAATCTGCGCAAGCACCGTCAAGTACGATTTTGACCGGTAACGGGATATTATTGGGAATTGTAAACTGCTGCTCTCCTCTAATATAAAACGGCGGGACGCACGGACCGCCGCCCCCGCCCAAGACCGGCGACTCGACAAACTCGTAAAGAAAAAACTCGTCGTAATAGTCGTCTGCTTCGCAATCGCACACTAATGGCGGCGGGGGCGGCGATTCGCAGCAGCACGGCGACGAACTGGACGCGCTCAGAACAAGCGCGCCGTTGTGTGTGCGCAATCCGCCGTTGAGCAATGTGAGCGGAGCCATGTTGCTAAGCCGGGTCGACAGACTTTACGCCAAACGAACCGCTGTTAATTTGCGAAAGAGTCCACGCTTGATTTGTGTTGGGATTTGTGCGAATAATCTGCGCGGGCTTTGTCGCGTAAGTACCGCTTGCGAGCACAATTCTGCTACCCATCTCAAACGTAGTCGTGCCGTTGTTGTACGCGTACTTATAAGCAGCGTCAAGACTAGGTCGGCGGCTTACAGAGTCTACACGCATTGCGGCAATTGCCGGGGCGAATATAGACGAGCTAATATCGCTAACCGGGAACACGCCAACTTCATTAAACACGCCGGACCGGATATAGCTCGTGTCTCCGTCGGCGCTATTTAAAACACTACCGTTGCTGCCGCCGACTACATTCCACTGATTAAACGTCGGCGCGGTGTTGTCAAAAGTTGACGACTTTACTTCAAACTCTGAGCCCAGCCAAGTGTTAGCAAACGTGCCTGTGTCGTCAAGTAAATACAAATCAAAAACGACTGGATATACGCCGTAATCGTCCGTCACGGCACCAAAAATATCCAACGTGGCGATATCGGCAATAGGCGTGGCGAGTGACGTCAGTTCAGCCGCAGCGCTGTTTAATAAACTTTGTCCTTCATAGCGCACAGCAATTGTGTCGTCGGCCAGATCGATTTCAAACTCCAGTACGCGCCCGACCGAGGATATGCCACTTGGGCCTGTCCCCACAAAAAAGTTTCTGGCGCCGGTATTACTGACCGTACCCGTAGACGCGATTGAGTTCAAAATAGTGTACGTCGTAAGTGTCGTCGCGCCCTGGACGATCGTCAGCCCCAAATCACTTGCGGCCACATTTGTGTCCCATTTGATCACTAAAACCGAATCGCCGGCCGCGTTATAAAAAGTTAAAAACGACTGCGTAGCGTCGTGCGGGGCCGCGTAGCCTGCAATGCGAACACCTAAATACAGTTTTTTATTGGAGTGCGTGCCAACGTTGCTAAGGCGTATCTTATTGCTGGCGTCTCCGTTGGCGTTGATAACCGCCAATGAACTATTCGCGCCCACCGCAAACGTTGCGTTGGTGAGCGTCCAATGATTCAAGTTTGGCGTTCTATTGAAGCCGTCAAAAAAAATTACAGCCATTTCTTCACCTTGCAGGTAGTTAACAAAAATATTGTACGCAGACTTGAATTGCAACTCTCGGTTCAGCAGACAGCATTATAGTGCATCACGATTACCGCCGCACGACGTCACTAAAAAAGCTATGATACTGGCCGCAAAAATTCGGATCTGACAAATTAGACGTCAGACTCCAGCGCGCGCGCACCAGATAAGTTATACCGGGCGTTATGGGAATTCTATCAATTCCAGCAGCCTCGAACGCCGTTTGCCAATTGCGGCCATTGTCCGTTGAAAACTCCACCTCAAGTCGAATCGGGATATTTAAATTGTCCATGGTAATGACAGCGGATAAATCGTTAGTTTGTCCGCACACTCTAACTGTCGCGCCAAGCTGGCTCATCACACGACCGGAGACGGTTATAGCCGGGCCAGCGCCGCCCGAAACCGAATACACACTGATTTGCGGCGCATACGGTGTTCTTTGCGGCAGCGGAGAGGTTTGCGTACCAACAAAATTAGAAACTTGGTTTCCGACGTTTTTTGCTGCAACTCTGACGGCTAATAATCGGCCGGGTTGCAAACCATTTATAACTACGAAATTACCGTGCCAACCAAGTGCAGTATCTGCAACTACAGTGTTCTGAAGAGTGTTAAAAGCGCCCGGTTGACTGTCAGCGTAATTCCACTCGACCACGTATTGCGTTATCGGCCCACCACCCGTCGATACGGGAGCCGACCAATATAACGTTACCGCGGACCCGAACTGCCCGCCGCCGCCAAACACACCTACACGCAAATTAGTCGGAACAGACGGCGCAACGTAATTGATTTCTAGCGCCAGAGATGTAGCAGAGAAGTCCCCGACGCCGAGACTGGTAATTGCGGCCACACGATACATGTATGTGCCCGGCGATAGATTCTCAACAATTTGACTGGTTGCTGTAGAAGCTGCGCGTTGAACTGGCGTCCAATTTTGTTCGTCAGTCGAGTACTCTACTGCGTAGTCTATAATGCCCGGCTCAGTCGGCGCAGTCCAACTGACAATTTGCCTTAAACTTGTTGTAATATTGTTCTGCACGTTTTGAATAATCGGCGGCCCAGGCAGCGGCGGCGGAGAGAATACAAGAGCGTCAATATTAAACGCTGTAATATCATTAGCAGGCGCTTTTACGCTGTACGCAAGCGTGTCTATTTCGACCTGTGTAACTTCTGGTATAGCCGTTGGTGCGCGATACGTAAGCGCATCTATTTCTAGCCCTGTAATTTCAGGGATAGGTGCGGGCGCGCTGTACGCTAAAACGTCTGCAGCGACTCTTGTAATGTAAGCTGCTGGCACTGGCGGTTTGTACACAAGCACGTTTAAATCAATCGAAAACACTTTGGCAAATGGACTAACAGGCGGGTGCAGCAGTGTGTCTATGTTCGCGCGCGTAAGCTGCACTTCTTCGCCTACGCCCAACCACTGCGAGCTATCAAGAATAAAACCAAGTCTAAACCCGCGCAGTTGAATTTCGTCGCCGGCGCGAATGTCGCGCAGTTCGACTGTCCATGTGCCGTCGAACTGCATGTCTTCTGGTTGGCCGTAGGTATGAAAAGATAATACGAGGTTGCCCCAGAATTCTGTATCAGTCGGCGTCTCAAAAGTAGCTTCTGAGTTGACGACATTGCAGCCTAAGTACGGGCGCAATCTGGCGTAGTCGCTATTCTGATACTGCTTTGTGGCCGCCGAGAAGCCGTAGATCGAGTCAAAAAAAACAGCGCCTCCGGGCCGCTTTATAATTAGCCGCAAATCGTTCACAAACCCGTGCCAACCACGCAATTCAAGTTTGATCTGCGTTGGCTTTAATGGAAGCGCGTCTAAACCGACCGTGTGCGCAGGCGTCGGCGGCAGCGCACCTGTTTGCGCTAATACTTCAAAGTCTATTTGACCCTCAAAAAAGGCATACAGACAGCCGTTCGCGACGCTGGTGTGCGCTGGCATTCTTTTTACGTTGGTCCCGTCTGTTACAAAAATGTCATATTCGGGTCCGTTGAACCGATCTTTCAGCCAGTACTTCCACACACCGCCAGTTAAATTGGTGATGCTTTTTTTGTGCGCAGCGATGCAAGTTTCAGACCGTTGTGACAGGCACCAATATTGACTGACAGGTACTTGCGCTAGGTTAGCGTAAGGTTGATCTTCCAGCTGACCAGAAACCGGCGCGCACAATGCAAAGTTAGATGCGTTTTCTCGCAGTACGCAGTTGTCTAATTCATGCACGTCGTAATACAAAATTTGTGGCTTGTCGTCATAAATGCTTCCGCCATCGCCGCCCACGAGATCTCCCGTTACGACATAACTGGTTATACCAGGGCAGACAGAACTAGCACGTACTGCCGGATCAGAGCCGGCCGCAGCGGTCGGAAGCGAAATAAAGGCGCTAGCGGCCAGTTCTCCGTGCGTTGGATATAACGTCGTGCTGCCAGAACGATCAGCCCAAACAGTAAAAAGTTTTCGTGAACCAATGTTGTAAAAAGACGTTCCAGCCGCAAATAAACCCGCAGTGTGTTGGGCGGCGGGATCACGATATGCAACCGGCGCGTATCGCAGACGCATGTCCTCTGTCGCCGTGCGCGGTTTTAAATACGGCGACGGCGCGGTCGTTACAGCCGCGGCTGAATTTGGATCTGGATGCCAGACAGAATATTTACGCGGCCAACTCGTAGTTGTGTCGCCGTGAATATTGGTCAACTGATCACCAAGCACGAGTTTGTTGTTGATGACGCGGCTAAAGCGGGCGTTAATTTTTGGCGTCAACTTTTGGGGTGGTAACGCCGGCGCGCTAATTGTTTCGACGAAATCGTACCAACCCGGACCAACCCAATTAAAAGTTCGCGTTACCCAGTGTTGCAGCACAGGAAAACAAGGATCGAACGGTGTGAACGTCCCGCCGCCGGGTCCGGTTACTGTTGCGCCCGGCGGCCAAGGCGGGTCTGGAAACCGGTTTAGTGTTTCCCCTAGATGCCAAGGACCCCAGCCGCCGAAGTTGGGATCTAAAGGCCCGGGGCCGGTAGACGTCCACCCTATACCGGCTTCTTGATTTAACGCTAAAATGACCTGCGCGGCATAAAAATCTACAACTATAGGCGCATTTGGCGCCAGATTAAGTCCGGCGCGGTCAAATCTAAAAACAAGTTTTCGTCGGCGATATACCGTTGTTCCTGCTGGCAACAATTCTTGCGAACCAGCATACGTAGGAACGCTGTCAAATTGAAGCGGATTTCCAGACACGTTTGAAGTGTAGGCAATTTCGGTAGCGCCGGTGCTGTCTCGATTACCGGGGCCGCCATAAACAACAAATTTTGTTTCATCAGTTATGAAAAATTGCTGCAGATTTCCCAGCGGCGTTTCTGGATAATAATTTACGCCGACAACTGCTTGCAAAATTCCGCCCCACACAGTATTTCTCAGCTCTAATTGATGCTCCGGTGGGCCGAATGTTGCTTCTCCAGTTGAGATCACAGACCCGCGTACTTTTATAAAACCAATCGCGCCTGGAACGCCGCGCGGCGCATCGCCCACCGGCGGATCACTAACTGGCCGTGGATATGGCCCGACGCGTATTGGTTGGCCAAGAAAATCAAAAGCCCAGGAACTTATATCGACAAGGTAGGGGCATGCTTCTAAGCCCGGGTCGCCGCCTTGCGCAGTAATTGCCACGATCTCGTAAAACGGCTCTTCAAAATCAATAGTCAGATACAAGTAATCTGTTGTCGCGGTTTCGCAAGCAGCGGCGCATGTACCAGTAAACTTAGTAGCGACTTTAGATAGGCTGTTGTTTGCAAACGATATGAGCGCGTGTTTTGGTTGTTCTTTAAGCGGACCGGGATCGCATGACCCGTCGGTGAAGTCGCACACGGTCACAGTTTCGTTTGGATCAATGTCCCATGTCGGCGTAGTCACAGCTGGATCAGACCACAAACCGTTCACGCCGAGCATGTTGGCGCGAACGCGAACATAGATTGGCGCGTCTGTCAGATCAAATACACGATTATTATCACTGTCATAAAACAGCAGTTCAATCGGTACAGCTGTGGTGGCGGCCTGCTGCCCCGACGAAAAGAAAAAGTTTGCGTTGCTTTGCCAGTTATCGCCGTCCCTAGAAACTTGGTACTCGTAACTTACAAACGGCGAAGCAAAGCGCGCTGGCTGGTCAAAAGAAATAAGCCCAGCGGAATTGAAAGCAATTACGCTGGGGTTTCTGGGCTTCCCAAGCGCTAAGAAAGCTGGGTTTATTTTGAAACCAATGTGGCCGCGCATGTTTAGTCCACTATGTCGCCGGCTAACGCCCAAGTATTAGTTGTTAGCATAACCAAACTTGCAGCACTATATCTGTCGCGCAATTTTAAACCCGGAGTAGCGTAAACAGTTGCTGACCCCGGACTGCTTACACGACCAGCAACAGTAACCGTACCGGTGTTTGCACGAAATAGGTCGAAGACGGCGCCGGGTGCAAGTCTTACATCGTTATACAGCGCTTCGCCGGGTGCGGTGATTGTAATGTTAGTTGTGTTATCGCAGACCAGTAATTTGCCGACGTCTGCGGGCGCTAAAGTGTAGCTGCTTGTGATCACGAGTATTTGCTGTAGGTTAGCAAAACTGCCGGTAGGTCCAGACGGCCCTGTTGGCCCTGTAGGGCCGGTAGGACCAGAAGCGCCTGTTGGACCCGTAGGTCCGCCGGGGTCTCCTTGCGGCCCTGTTGGCCCCGAAGGACCAGTCGCGCCAGTTGGACCCGAGGGGCCGGTAGGTCCAGACGGCCCTGTTGGCCCCGAAGGACCAGTCGCGCCAGTTGGACCCGACGGGCCGGTTGGCCCGGATAAACCAGATAAACCCTGCATACCGCGATCGCCTGTTAAGCCGCTCAGGCCAATAGGGCCGGTCGGACCAGACAAACCAGACTGCCCGGGAGGGCCTGACGGACCAGTTTGACCGGTAACCCCTGAAGGGCCGGTCGAACCTGTCGCACCAAAATCGCCCGTAAGGCCTCTTTGACCTGATGGGCCAGTTGGACCAGAGGGCCCAGTAGCGCCAGTTGCGCCAGTCGGACCAGTAGGTCCTGTAGCCCCAAAGTCGCCGGTTGGTCCCGTGTCACCTGTGGGGCCTGTCGGACCAGACGGCCCTGTTGGTCCTGTTGGGCCAGTTGAACCAAAATCTCCAGTTTGACCTGTCGGGCCTGTGGGACCTGTTTCGCCAGTTAAACCCAAGCCGCCGGCGGGACCTTGCGCACCAATTGGCCCAGAAAATCCTCGCGGCCCGGTGGGTCCTGACGGGCCGGTAGCGCCAGTTGCGCCAGTCGGGCCCGTAGGACCAGAAGAGCCAGTTGCGCCGCTCGGACCAGTAGGACCAGTGGCACCGAAATCACCAGTCTGACCTGTTTGACCAGTAGGCCCGGTAGGACCAGACGGCCCTGTTTGACCAGTAACGCCCACGGCGCCAGCTGGCCCTGTTTCTCCGGCTGGACCTGTTGGTCCTATATCGCCTGTTTGACCTTTTTCACCCGCGGGGCCTTCAGCGCCGTTCACGCCCGCGGGACCCTGCGGGCCCGTAGCGCCCGGTTGACCCTCTGGACCAACATCACCTTGCGGACCAGTCGCCCCGGTCACGCCGTCAAATCCGCTTGCTCCGCGCGGACCGGTTGCGCCAGTAAAACCGGTTTCACCTTGCGCACCCTGCGGCCCAGTAGGTCCGGTAACGCCATCTACACCATCTACGCCTGATAATCCGGAAGGGCCTGTAACGCCTGTCGCGCCTTTATAGCTCATCCGCACCCAACGCATGGGCGAAGAAACGCTGCCCGGCTCCCAACCCGTTAAACCGGTTCCGCTATTGTCGTTTAAACACAAATAAATCGCAGCTTCGTTTAACGCTGGGTCGGGAAAAATTTGCTCGGTGTGCTCGACAAGATCGCCGACGTAATAAGTTGTCGCGTTGTCCCACAAACCGCGGTAGTCAAAAGAGGGCGGCACGCCAGTGGCGCCCTGTAGTCCGGTCTCGCCAGCCGGTCCTGTGTCGCCAGACGGCCCTGTCGGACCTTGGGGTCCAGTGGGGCCTGGATCGCCTGTTAGACCCTGCAAGCCGATAGGTCCTGTGGCGCCGGTCGCGCCTGTTATTCCAGTTGCACCAATCGTGCCGCTTGCGCCTGTTGCCCCTGTTAAACCTGTAGCGCCGGCCGGACCAAACGGACCTTGAACGCCCGTTTGCCCGATAGCGCCTTGCGGGCCTGTAGAACCTTGCGGGCCCGTCACACCTTGCGGGCCGGTTGCGCCTGTAATTCCGCTAACGCCGGTAGAGCCTTGCGGGCCCGTAGCGCCACTTGGCCCAGCGACGCCCTGCAAACCACTAACACCTTGCGGCCCAGTAGAGCCTGTAGGTCCGGGAAAACCAGTAGCGCCGGTTGAACCCGTTTGACCCCTATTACCGCCGGGGCCAGTTGATCCGGTGGCCCCAAAAGGCCCCATCACACCAGTAGGCCCCGTTGGTCCAGCCAACCCTGTCGCGCCAGTAATACCTCGCGGCCCGGTAGCGCCACGGGCGCCACTGGCGCCGACAACTAAACCCTCAGTCGGCAGCTGGTTGAGCGGGATTTTTCCAGCTGAATCTAAAGAAGCAACGCCGCCGGCTGCACCACGTTGCGACCACAAAACAGCTTGTAACAAATCGAGAATACGCCCAATCGTAGTTTTTTTCGTAGTGGGCGTAGACGATTGCTGATCGACAATCGCTACCAAGTCTTCGCGGGCTGGCGTATCCTTTAGCGGCAGGTCAGATATACGTTTCTTGGCCATGAGCTATTCTCGCGAGCTTAGGTGCGCTCTATAAAATAGCACATTTTGCCGGCCTGATCCACCGCGCAAAAACGTCTAAAAGCCGCTTAAAACACCGCTGCCGCCAATAACGCGATGCACGCTTTTAGCCCACGGCAAGATTGGCGTGTCAAATACGGACGGAAGTGTGCCGGCCGGCGTAGTGAAATTGCTGTCCTGAAACCAATTACCAAGAGTCGTCCAGTTTGAATCCACAGTTTCGTTAAAGTACAGCTGGCGCTCTGTCGCGGCAGCCGTCAAATCGACATCAGTTAACGAATAACCCTCAGCGGGCGACAAGTCGTTTATTAACTGGTTAATTGCGTCGTAGTTTTGCGTATTGGACACAAATGGCCCGCCACCGCCATATGCGCCGCCCGTCCACCAAGTTGTCATGACTACAAGTTCGTTATTGACGATAAGAAAAGCGGGATTTCCAGAATCTCCAGCAATAAGACCTTCTGAAAAATCTCGGTAAGGGGCAGGAATATTTTCACCAACATTTACGTTAAACGAGGTTGAAATTTGCGATAAACTAAACACTAATGCTTTTTCTTGTTGATCGAGACCTACACCGTACACGACCGGTACAGAATAAAAATCAATAAAATCGCTGTAATTCTTAGGCAAAACTTTGGCAATTTTTATGTTTGGCGATACGTCGGACTCAAGCAAACCAACCGAGATATCGGTATGTCCGGCAGATGTTATTTGAATTAATTTTCTACGAACAACGTTATTGTTTTCGTCAACAAATATCAGCGGCGTTCCGCCACTAATAATCGCAGGGATAAAGTGCCGCGCAAACAATACGTGCTTTGGCGTGATTAACGTCCCGGCTGTAACGCGCCAGTTTGCGCCGCTTAGTTGCGCCGGCGAAAAACAAGAAATGTTGGTGATGCCGTTAATCCAGCAATTTGAGTTGCGGATAAAAGTGCCGCCGTTTGGACCGTAGGGATCTTGCGAACTGTACACCGGTTTTGCGGTAGCCGCAGTTTTGCCGTTTAAGCGACTAATAACAGCCGCGTGCATTCTTGCTGGAATAATTGTTTTATTAATCGACATGCGGGCCTCCGATTTAGCCGCGCATCAATAACCAAGCAAGAGCGCAACGACGTCCCAAACGTCGCGGCTGGCGTCGTAGGTCGCGGCAAGTACGTCCATTTTATTTGCAGTCGTGCTGAACGGTAACGGAACAGTCGCCGACGATGCGACGTTGAATTTATTACCCAGCGTAATAATTCGATTGCCAGTTGCGTCTTGCTTTAAACGCCAACGAACTGTTTTACCGTCAACAGGATTTATCGGATTCGCAAGCGTAACGTTGCCGGTAAGCGTCAAATTAAAAATGTCGCCGGCCGAGGCGTCAGTCGTTAATGTGGCCGCGGAAGAAAGCGTCACAACTACACTGCTACCCGAACCTGACAGACCCGTTGCGCCCTGCGGGCCGGCGGGACCGGTCGCGCCAACAACTCCAGTAGACCCCTGCGGACCTGCCGCACCTGTTACACCCTGCGGCCCAGTCGCGCCGGAGGGTCCCGTGACCCCGCTTGGGCCATGCGCGCCAGTTTGTCCGACAAGCCCTTGTGGGCCCGTTGATCCCTGCGCGCCAGTAGCTCCCTGTGGTCCGCGAATCGGCCCCAGATATACCCACGCGTCACCCGTCCACACAACGCCGTCACCAGCCGTAGCGCCGACTGGAGAACCAGATGGAATTGAACCATTAAATATCCAAACGTCACCGGCTGTTGGGCTCGCCGTTGGGGGCCATGCGGCAACGATACCCTCGATAACAATGCCGGGCCCCTGAGAGCCGGCCGGACCCGGCGTGCCTTGCGGGCCTGTAGCGCCTGACGGGCCAACAACGCCGGTTTGGCCAGTATTACCTTGCGGCCCTGTAGCGCCGGTTAAACCTTGTGGTCCTGTGGCGCCAGTCGGGCCGGCTAAAAGCGGCGGCAGATAAACATTCCAAACAAACCCGGACCACGTATAGGTTCGACCGTTTAAAACGTGCTGCTGGCCGAGTGTAGGATTAGCGGGAAAACTCATAAAATTTACATCTCCGGCCCACTAGGCGAATTCGTATTATCTGTTTCGTCTTCAACGGGCAGCAACGCCGTTTGTTCGGCGACGTATGCCGCGGCCCACGCTTCCGCGCTAGCCTGATCCGGCCACGGATTGCCGTCTGGCCCCACGGGCTGATAGATAACCGGCGCCGACTGCGTGCTAACGTAAATGTGCACGTAAAAAGTGTCCGGCTCTACTGTGTAACTATAAGTTGTAGCCATTGTAGTCTCAATTAAACGTTGTAATTTTGCGTGATCTGGCCGTACCAATTTGTGCCGTTTGACACAAAACGAATAATGTCGATTTTATTTGCCCCAGTTGTAATTGTCGGCGCTGCGTTGCCTGGCCAGCGCACGCCTGTAAACGTGGCAGTGAAAGAACCAGTTTGAGTCAAAATAAGCACAAAGGCTGACGCTGATGCTGTCGGCATCGCGAAGGTGCAATTAGCGCTGAGCGAACATGTCTGTACCGCCGACGTAGCCGACAGCGTGCGGCTTGATCCTGAGTTGCCGTGCGCGGTCGAAGAGGCGGTCGCCAGCGGATTTCTAGCATCAGATAGTCGCGAATCGTTGCCCTGACAAAACTGATTCGCGCCGGTGCCAAAAGAGTTGAAAACAATGTCTCTCGCGACGGTAATAATTTTATCGTCACTTACGGCAACCCCCGACCCTTGGCCATTGCTGATTAAAAGCGTTCCGTTACCGTGTGCGGATCTAATAAAACTCGTACTTGCGCCGGGGATGCTGGTTTTTTGTGCAAATGTTGTTGCGTCTGTGCTTGTAAAGACTTTTCCGTAGTTACCAAAAAATACAAAATAATTATCTACATAGCGAACGCTTATTACGCCGTCAAATTCCGATTGAGGCACTATTAATGTCCAATTTATTCCATCTACACTTCTACCAATACGTGCTTGTCCTTGAGGATTAGTAACAACAAAACAATCATTGCCAAATGCGATATTTTGTAGCCCGGCTGGCCCTGTTAATATTGTCGGTAGCGAATTGCGTTCTGTCCAGTTCAAACCATCAGGACTTGTAGCGTATTTAGTGTCGCTGTATGCGGCAACAGCAACATACAAGCCAGCGCCATATGCTAATCCGCTCCACCAGCCGCCAGCGATTGTCGGCAAAAAACCAGAACTAACAGTCCAATTTAATCCGTCTGTGCTCACGGCGCTTTTAGCGGCATTATTTCCGTCAAAACCGAGCAATACAAAACGATCATTTACAAAATTCACAGGACTGCCCCGACCTTGAGCGGCGTAACTAAAAGGCCAAGTTGAAAACACTAAACCACTAGGAACAGGACGTTGAGTCCATGTACTGCCGTCGGGGCTTGTGTGTAAATTTGAAAAAGAACCACCTTGAGCAAGCGATATTAAAACAAATATGCCGTTGCCGTAAGCAACATAAAAATTAGTACCTTGCCCAATCACCGGCGTTGCGGCAGATGTCCAATTTCTACCGTCGGCGCTGGCAAAAATTGTACCGTGAGCAAAACAATAAAATTTGCCTGCCGCAAAAACCGGAAAGGGGCGACTGCCGTAGACGCTGTCAAAATTTAAACTATTAATACTCCAATTATCAAAATCTGATTTTGGAATGTTGTCTATAGTTAGAAAAACGTCATCTGTTTGTGAGTTAACAGACTGTACAGGCGCAGCGGCCGACGCGGCCTCGCTTAAACCAGAGACGTTCGCGGCAGGCAAAGAAAAATAAGCCAGCGAGTTCCACGCTGTTGAGCCGTCGCCATACTTTATTTTTCCGGTGTCTATTTCTAGCGCTGGTTCCCCGTCAGAAAGCACCGGGTTTGTAGTAGAAAAATATATGGCCGAGCCGCGGCGTATTTTAATTTCAGTGCTCATATGTTGTTCTCTTCGTATATACACAAGTACGCTGTAATTTTACGGGCATGGATCACCGTCTGTCGCGCCGCTAACATATAGTTCGTCGTTCCAGCAGCCGTTGCCGTCTTGATCAAGAGTTGTGGCCGAGCCGGCGACGTAGTAAGTAGAATCACAGGAGTTGTAGCCGGTGTAGGTTGTCAGATCAAAATCTGCAACGCCGGCAGTGTAAGCCACATTGTTCCAGCAGCCATTGCCGTCTGAATCAAGGTCAGTGCCTACGCCTGCGATGTAGTAAATGTTGTCACAGGAGTTGTAGCCGGTGTAAGTCGCGGGGTCAAAATCTGCAACGCCGGCAGTGTACTCTATGTTGCTCCAGCAGCCGTTGCCGTCTTGATCAAGAGTTGTGGCCGCGCCGGCGACGTAGTAAGTAGAATCACAGGAGTTGTAGCCGGTGTCAGTGGCGGGGTCAAACGAAACTGCGCCGTTGACGTAATATTTGTTATCTATACAGCCGTTGCCGTCTGGATCAAGGCCAGTGCCTACGCCTGCGATGTAGTAAATGTTGTCACAGGAGTTGTAGCCGGTGTAGGTTGTCAGATCAAAATCTGCAACGCCAGCAGTGTAAGCCACGGCGTTCCAACAGCCGTTGCCGCCTGAATCAAGGTAAGTGCCTACTCCGGCGATGTAGTAAATGTCGTCACAGGAGTTGTAGCCGGTGTAGGTTGTCAGATCAAAATCTGCAACGCCAGCAGTGTAAGCCACGTTGTTCCAACAGCCGTTGCCGTCTGGATCAAGGTCAGTGACTACTCCGGCGATGTAGTAAATAAAATTACAGGGGTTGTAGCCGGTATAAGCCGTGAGGTCGACTTCTACACCGTTGTCATAAAGGTCGCCTTCCCAGCAGCCGTTGCCGTCTGAATCAAGGTCAGTAAGTGCGCCGGCGATGTAGTAAGCGCCGCTCCAAAAGCCGGTGCCTGATTCTGGCAAATCGGTTTCAACGCTGGCGACCCAGTAAGACTCATTCCAATAACCAGTGCCGGACGCGTTTAATCCCGTGCGGCGACCATTAATGTACCAATAGGCATCATCAATCCAACCAGTGACATCACTACTGTACGTGGCTGTGCCGGATATCGTGCCGCCGTCATCACGCGAACTGCCCAAGAATGTCGCGTTGCCAATTACGTCGCCTGTCTTGTAGGCGGTGTTAATAAAAATTGCATTGCCTTTGACAGTGCCCAGCAAATTTGTACCGTCAAATACCCAAGTTAAAATTTCTTCGCCGGCTGAGTCTAGCGTGTCGCCCGTTACGTTACCGTTGGCGTAACCCGTTTCATCTACCACATAGCCGTTGCCGTACTGTTCGCTATCGGCCGCGGTCAGATACATAAACTTTGCATCGCCATTAACTGTGTTTCCTTGATTGGTCGCCGTGTCGGAAAAAATAGCAAGTTCAGAACAATTTATGGTTCCAGTGACAACGACATCATTTTTAACGTAAACATTATCAGCCGTAATAGTGCCGGCAAATGTGCCAGACAAAATTACACCAGTAAGCGCGGTTACGGAACCAGCAGATGCCGCGCCAGAAATAACAACAAAGTCGTCTGCGGTCGGGAGTGTGGTAGCGGCTTGATCGTAATCGTCTGTCCAGTTGGCAAGCGTGCTTAAATTACCGGTAGAAAAGTAGTAAGTTGCAACATATCCGCCGTCTACGGAAGTAATCGCTGCGGTATTTTGCGTCGTGCCGTCGGGGAACAGCAGCCCCGCGGAACTGATCTCCATGTTGCTTTCGCCTTCGCCCGGAAACCACAGCGGCGAATCAACATAGATCGGCTGCGGCAGGCCGTCTGTGTCGCCAAGGTTTACTTTGCGCAGCCTACCGCCCTGCCAGTTCAACTCGTAACCGGCGGTGCAGATGAGCGAAATGCCGTTCTGGCCGCTAGTCATGTTGTCAAACGCGCCGACGCCAATACCCGAAAAGTTGCGGAGCGCGATCCCGCCATTAATAAACTCGCCTTCGTTCTCGGGGTCAGGGATACCCGCGACCACCAAGTTATTTACAAAAGTGGCGTCTTGCCCATATGCGACGATATCCGAACCAACAATGTGCGCGTTGGTTTGCTCGTTGATATCATTGTTGCGGCCGCCGAGAATACTGGAATATTCGCCGTCAGCGGTGTTATCCTTGCCGCCTACAACAACGCTGTAGTCTGATGTGGCGCTGTTGGTATTTTCGGCGCCAAGACCCACGAGACTACCGTCGCCGTCGCCGGCGACTATTAAGCCAACACCATCGGCGCCCGGTGGTCCGGCCTGTCCAATAACTTCTACATACGCGGTGTCGCGCCAAACGTAGATACGACTTTCCGCCGCGTCGATATAGAAAGTTTCTGTGTTGCCGGTAAGCGGAAAAGACTCCGCAGTCGCGTAAGTAAATACTTGTTGCGGCCCCTCAACGCCGGCCGGGCCTTGCGGGCCAGTAGCGCCTGCTACACCTTGAGGGCCTGTAGCGCCTGCGCCGCTTGGGCCTGTAGCGCCCTGTGGTCCAGTGGCGCCTTGAGGGCCTGTAGCGCCTTGCGGGCCTGTGGCGCCTGAACCGCCACCCCCGCCGCCTATAGCGGCTGCTATCGCGCCGAGCGTGGTGCGTTTAGTTTGAAACGGCTGCGTAGCCGTATCGACAAGCGGAAGGATGTCATTTGCGCCGGGGGTTGACTTAAGCGGAAGCTCAGAGATTTTCTTGTTGGCCATATCTTAGTCACCGTTTGTAATCGTTTATATCGTCGTCATCGTCTTCTTCGTAACGATGGCGCGTTTTGTTTTTCTTGTCTGAATTTTTTACGCCCTCTAGCGCATCAGCCGCGCGAGTTAGCCATTTGGCCAATTTACGCGCGTCAGCCGCGGTCAATATTGGCGCCTGCTCGCCGAGCGTGTCGAAAACCACGCCGCTTTCAACGTAATCACCAGCCTCCCAGTCACCTGATTGTACGGACAATGTAGGCGCATCTTTTAAACCAGAAACAGCGTTTACAAACTGAATGTGATTGGGCGTGTTTTCTACAAGCGTAGCCACTGAATTTATTACTCCGTTAAGTCATCAAGGATAACAGGTGTGTGCTCGCCGGCCCAAAGACCGACAAATTTGCTGGAGAAATACTCTTCTACGTCTTCTGCTGACAAACCATCGGCAGCCAGTTTTTCGTAGATTTTGGCGCGGCTATACACGGCTACCGGGTCCCGATGACCGATATAGCCCAACCCCACAAGCGCCGACGCCATATTGTCGAAAAAATACGCTTCTGGATTTAAGTCCCCAAGCTGATCGACTACGCTTTTCGGTTCCATATTTAAACCTCGCCGTCGATGTCTTCAAGAAACGTGGCAGCGATATCGCTTGCGCGGCGATAACCCTCTCGCACACCTCTCTGGTATTCCTGCGATCCGGCCGCCGCTGGACGTTCTGTTAAATCAGCAATGACGGCTAAACCAGCAATCATTTTATTACGTAGCTGGCGATATTCAAAAGAGCTTTTAATGACATCTGTGCCGACGCTGGAAACCGCCGCGTCCATTTGCGAGGAAATTTCGGGCTTTAGGCCCATATCTTGCAACAATTTTGTGCAGTGCACAAAAGTTGAATAATCCTCGAACGCCCCGGCTGTTTTTGACACATGCTTCTGAGCTAAAGCATGCAGCATAAAACAAATCTTGCGCAACGACTGATTTACAGTGCGGTGCGGGGGACTTACGAGTAGCTGCCGCTCAATTCGGCGCGCCTCGGATTTAGATACAAAAATCTCGGATTCACGCTCTAGGTTTTGAGCGGCGATCTCCGGCGCGACCATTACTGCCATTTTTAGAATCCCTTCTCTTTGGCATACAGGTTTTAGACCCCTTCAACGCGGCAGACACAATTTTCATTATCTGCCGGTGTGTTGTGTTCGGCGCCGAAGTTGCGTCGATAACGTGCGTAACTTGAGCGAAGTCGTCGCCTGCGTATGTAAGATAAGCGTCGCGCATTTTCTTGCGGTCGGCCATGCACCGGCGCTCATACCGGTCCCGAGGCTTGCCCATGCGCTTTTTGGCGTCTGTCGGCGAAATATCTAACAGAAAGCAGATATCCGGGTTTATGCCGGTCGTCCAGTCAAAAATATCGACAATCAGGGTCGGCTCAATGTCGTTCAGCGTGCCCTGATACACAAGCGTCGATAGCAGCCAGCGGTCGCAAATAATGACGTGATTATGCAACTTCGGTTCCATGTAAGACGCGAGTTCAGCACGGGCGGCAGAGAAAAGAAGCATTTGCGCAAACGGCGTAATCGGCCCGTCGTTGTCGAGCAGAATCTGGCGAATAGCGGTGCCTATTTTTGTAGTTCCGGGGTCGGCTACCAGTTCTGTTTTTACCTCGGCATCTTTAAGCGCCTGAAAGAGCATACGAGCCTGCGTGGTTTTGCCGGCCCCATCAATACCCTCAAAGCAGATAAACACAGAGCCCTCCAATTACTAGTTGCCCATAATTCGCACAGACGCGTCTTGAACCGCACCCGAAGATCGCACGCTACCGCCATTGTTGCCAGTGATAGAAAAAGCAGGCATGCTTGCGACGGGCACTTCAGTAGGCGGCGCGACTGTCAGTAGATATTCGCTCCCGTCCGCAAAGCGAAGAGACATGCCATTGGTTGTGTGCCCGACCCCAATCAACCCGGAATCATTGAGCCATTTCGTAGCATATTCGCAGAAGGCGCGCAAGATACCGCCGTCACGCGAGTCGTGCGGGTCGGCTGCTTGGAAGTCACTCAGAATCTTTTTGAACATTTCGTTTACTTGCATAACGCACCTCAGTTTTTGGCGTCTTTTGCTTACGCGACTTTTTAGAAGCGGCAATAGATTCTCTCAACGTTTTGGTATTTTGCAACGCTAATTTTTCGAGTCGGGCTTGCTGCTTGTGCGTTTTCAGCTTCTGACTGACCTCGATCAAAAGGTTCCGGGCAGCGTGCGCATATAGCCGCAAAATATAGTATTTGTTTGCGGCGTGGACGGCTAATAGATCTCCGTCTAGCTGCGCAAGTGTTTTTTTGATACGCGGCGCAAAGGTTAAACCAGAGGAATCGACCAAGGAGGATAAATCTTTGGCGGTACAAATGATGTCAGCAACCGCGACAATTTGCGCGCCAACAGGACTTTGGCTTAGCCGCCCGCGAAACTCCATGTCGCGCTTCGTTTCAACAAGCCGAAAATCACGACTAATAGCGGCTACCATGGCGGCGATTTGTACATTTGCAACTTCGGCCACGCTCTCGAATGCGCAAGCGCTAACATTTAATACGTCGTGCAGTAGGCCACAGTGCACAATTGCTGTGATGCTGTCTTTTGTATCGTCCGGCATATAGTCGGCGCGCATGTCCTGATACAACTCTGCGGCTATTTTTTCGGCGTGCCGGGCCACTTGTTTGGAGTGCGCAACCAAACCTTCGCCCGATAAAGTCGTTTTTGAGGCGTAGCACTGCGCAGCAAATTGAATTGTTTTTTCCAGCGATAACTCGTCCGTCTTTTTCATGGGTGCCTCCGTGCACCCCAACTTTTAAACAAGCCGTAAAATTGATTGCCATCCTAGCTCAAATGATTTGCGGCGTGAGTTGAGGTTATAGTTGATTTTTTTGTTCATGTTGTCAATGTGCCAAGGCTCGGCGATAAGCGTCTGTAGTACTTTTGCAAATCGGTCGTAGTCCGGCGCGGCATGGGGTACACCGTTTTCGTCAAAGTCGATTTTGGTCTTTACCAGCGCGCCGTTTGCGTCAGGATATACGAAATCAGTCTGGGGCGATACAGCAAAAGTAAGTACTGGCGTTCCGCAATTAATAGACATTAAATTGCAGGCGCCAAAGTTATCGCACTCAGCGGGAAACACAGTTAAATCATGTTCGGCGAATATGGCCGGCCGCCTAGAAAAAGGTACGCCGCGCAAAACTTTAACTCGTTTAGTTTTCTGGCCGAGCCGTTGAAAAAACTTGGCAACCGCAGGAGAAAATTTGCTAGAAGAAATACATACCGTTAAATGCGCTTCCGGCATGTGCGTGATAAGGTTTTCTAAGTGATCCAGAAATACGCTCTGGGTGCAACGAGCGTTTCGGTCAAACCACGGCAACAAAAGTTTAATGTGCCGGTGATTTATATTGCCCTCTTTTTTGGTTACGGGCAACCCGGCATCAAAAGGAACAAGCGTGGTGTTGCGAAATTTGTACACACCATAAAACAACTCGCGGCATTCGGTCGACATCGCAATAACATGATCGGCTTGCTTAGCCGTTTTGCGAAACGGCGGATTTAACTCCTGCCACATAGGCGCTAAAACCGTTAAAACTTTATTGCGTTTTGCGTAGTTAACCTGCTCGATGCGGGGGATGTGCGTCCACACAATAGACGTTTTGCTCTTAGCCCACGCAGTAAACGTTTGTTTTGTTTTGTGCGCAACAACGTTGTCGTAGCGGCACTTTAGCTTTGCCGGCTGGTTATCGGCATAGATAGATACATCTACCCCGCGGGTGCGTAAAAAGTCCGCCAGCCGAACGGCAAAATAAGTCTGGTCGCACAGGGCGTAGTGCGTGTAGATGCCGATGCTCATTGTTCACATACCGGCTGGCGCGGGTTGTCCGTACTGCTGCGCCATCACCATAGCGCCGCCCTGAGAACGAGCTTGTTGCCGAATGTCGTCAATAATACTTGTCACCAGCGCGTGCATCGTCGCGTCGCCGCGCTTGAGCTTAATAAGCTCCGAGTCTTTCTGTGTCTCAGGCATAGAGAGCAACTGGTTAGCAATAAGTTGCGCCTGCTGCTGCAGATCTTCGGGCGTACGTGGAATACTGCCGGAGTTCTGTCGCTGCATCAAGAAGTGATCAACAGCAGACGGCTGCCCAGGACCCATAGGCGCGCCGCCAGCGGCTGGTACAGGCGCGCCGCCTTGCTGCGGCGGCATGCCTGTCGCACCGGCACCAGCTTGACCTACGCCGCCCATCATTTCTGCAGACTGCGACAAATCCTTCATCTGCTGCGACTGCTCCATCTCCTTTTGCATGCGCTCTTGCTCGTCGGCGTAAATGCGCTCTTCTTCGAGCATGCGCTTAGTCTCGTCCTCATAGTCGATGCCGACGCTCTTAAGACCCGTAGTCTTGCTGATCATCTGGCCCTGCATTAGTTGCAGCTTGGCCATCTGACGGTTGAGGTCGTCCGCGTGAGTAACGCGAACGAGCTTGGCACCTACCGGCTCCCACGACATCACATTGGCGACGTGGCCGGATAGGTCAGTCAAAAACCGATTCATGTTGTGCGGTAAATGGCTCCAGTTCGCTTCAAACAAGCGCAGCGCTGCCGGCGCAGCTTGGAACGACAGCGTGCCATTGAAAAGCTCAACCGGCATGCCAATGCACTTGAGCAGCGTTTCAAGCCCCTGATCCAGCAAGTCTTTGGGCGCTAGCTGCGTGGCGTCGCCGCCAAGCGCCTGATAGTTCACAGGAAAAGGCAGCACATTCCAACGAGCAGGATCTGTCCTACGGGCGCGAAGCATAGACTGCACCCGCGCCGTAAAATTAGACAAATTAATCGTGTGCACGGGGTCGGAAGACTGAGCATCGCCACCGCGCGGCGCCGGTGTAATTACGCGGAACGGAATCACGTAATCCAGCGCAATCGCCTCGTTATAGCGATGCAGAATCTGATAGTACCACGCCTGCCGGAAATTCGTCAGCACGCGAGAGATACCCCAACCGCGATTACGCATACCGGCGAGGGCGTCTTCTTTCAGATGGTAAATCACGCCCTTGTCAAACATCAAGTTCTGTTCGTTTTTGATCGCCTGAATCACTTCCCAACTGGCGCGCTCAAGATGATGCAAGTGCCCCTGCTTGATCAGCGCTCGGTAGTCCTGCGGAATCTTCCAGACGTAGGAGCAGTCGTCGGTGTACGGGTCCCAAAGAATGTCGATCTCGTGCGGACTCCAGCGTTTCACGTGCATGTTGTCGGTGTCGCCGGATCGCCGGTCGATATGGCGCCACTCTCCAGTTCGCTTGCACTTCGGGCAGGTAGCGTGAAACTGAAAGTCTTGCCACTTAAACGCGCACTGTTCAGAGTTGTAAACTTTGTCTAGCGGCATTTCGAGGCCGCAGGACTTGCACGACAGATACCGGCGAAACGGAACAAGCAGGCTGGTAAACGAATTACCATAGGACATGTAGTCCAGCCCGATCGTGTGCAGGACGTTTTTGATGCTGAGAGTGTCTTCAAGAAAGACCTGAAACTTTTCTTTCTCTTCGCGCCCTGTGGTATTCTCACCGATATCGTAAATTTCGACATCAGTAATAAAGTACGACACCACGCGGTCAACGGCTTGCCGGTACGGGCCGTTGGCGTTCATGACATACTCAGTCCAGCGTAAAGCTGTCTGAATACTTTCCGGCATAGACAGGCTGGCTATGTCGCAGAAAGGGTCCGGAAAGCGCTCGTCAGAATGAACGCCTTTGCCCAGCGAGTTGTAGCCGAGTTGTGAGGTTGGAGTAAGCGACACCACGCACCTCGTTATTTAGCGGCGTTATGGGCGGATTCAGCAGCTAATTTGCGGAAGTCGTTATCTAACTCCGCGACAGTAGGTTTTTTAAGCTTGTTGTCGGCTGCTTTTTTTTCAGGCTCGTGTTCCGGATTTGTTAACCCAGCACGAATTTCGCCACGCTTTTCCATTTTTTACATTCCGGTAGACATCACGGCGCGCTCTACCAGCAGTACGCAGTATTCGCGGTTATCATAAACATACTGAAAACCTGTGGTATGCACAAGGTACAGCTTAGAATCTTCGCTAATTTGCACAGCCCACGGCCGTTGATATGGATCGTTTGACGGCGGAAACCAGCGGGCCGCGTTCTGTTCAAAACGCAGATCGTATATTAACACCATAAACCCGTTTTCTTCGATAGCCTCGTCGTCAGCGGGAGCGGTAGAAATGATAATGTCGTGAAAAAACGCCGGAACCGTGCCAATGCCTTCTTTTTCAAAATAGACAAGCTTTTGCGGCGGACCAACACGGGCGCCGTTAGTCGTATGGCCGTTTGAACTCTGCTGGGCCGCCGCCGTTTTCTTCTTGAGGCCAAAAGCGGCCATAGGACTGTAGCCGCGATCTATCTTTTCAATCGGCGGTACGGGGGGCGGAATAGGCCGGGAAATCTCTTCGCGCAATTCGTCGACAATTTCTATCTCGTCGTAGTCTTCTTCGATGACCGGCGGGGCGTTGCGCGCGGCAGCCGGCTTTTGCACGACAGATTTATTCAGCTTTGCCAACTCCTCAAACACCATAGCGGCGCGCTCCCTTATAGTATCAATATCGTCTCCGGGTAATTGTTGCTCGGCGGCGGCGATCGCAGCGTTTACTTTATCCTGCGGCATCTGATCGAAACCAAGCGCATTAACATTTTTACCGTCAGGGTCAATAATGTTAATACGCACTTTAGACATGTCGTGTGGATCGTAGTTTACAGGCGTCCCGCCGGCAGTAGCCTTGCCGACCACCACGCCGCGCAGACCGTATGGGCCGCGGCGGATAGCGTCAGCCATGGTGCGCCCGCTTTCTAACTGCACACTTGCGGGGTCCTGATACGTAGGCATAAAAACCTCTGATAGCTAAAAAAAGGGGGGAGCGCTACGTAGCGCTTCCCCCCAGAAAATCCTTCGGGCCGAGGGTGTCGCACACGCTGTATAACAGATTTCGAGGAATCTGAAAATACAACCTGCCAAGTGGGATGCCGCTGCCGCAAGCCGTCTCAACGTGCTCTACGGTCGGTATCACTTCGGCGACAACCCCGCCAGAAAGAAGATGGGCCACCACCAAACCTGATTTTTCGTCTTTAGGAAAGACGGGTATAACGTGCGGCTCGACGTCTTGGTCGAGCAGCCAGTTCAACACTGGTTTGTCAGGTTTGAGGAAGAATCGCATCGTGTTATGCGGGTTCTTGCACCACGGCCGGGCGGGTACTTGCCGGGGCCCAGTTGTTCGGTGTTAACACCGTACCGCCATAATCCTCCGACAGGTCCTGCGCAGTCTCCACAGGGAATAACTGCATCGCGGACAGTCGGCTAATGCGCAGCGGGTTTTGAGAATTTTTCGCGGCCACAAGCAGGTCGTTAAAAGACGCCTCCCAACGATACCGCTTGTACAAGTTTTCTCGCATAGCGTGTACCGCAGCTTCGGGCGCGTAAAGCGCTGCCTCGGCGAGCGGGAGCTTAACAGAAAACCGTGGTTTGCGAAACAGCAGCGCGTCTACAGCTGTCGACCAATCGACATCAAAGTCTGGCACGGCAGCCTTGAACTCGAAGACCATGTCTTCAAGTTCGGGCTGGCCGACGCCGAGCGGATAATCAATTCCGCGGCGAGCCAAAATCTTTTCTGCCGGGTTAGGCAAACTGACGTCGACAACGTCCAAGTCCTTCGCCGGGTTCTCAACCTCAAGGCCAAGCACAGGCGAATAATCCTCGGCGACAATGCGGCCGTTATTGCGCACTACAGTTGGAAACCGGAGCGGCTGCAAATCCTCATGCAGACCAAAAGACGCACGACGACCGTAGGCCACGATAGCGGCCAACATCTCGTTTGCGCGGCGGGCGAGCACGATGTTGTTTGCGGCCAGCGTTTTACCGCCGCCGCGGGGCGTGTACACCATCGAAACGTCGTAACTGAAGATGATCGAGTAGACCATCTTGTTTTTACGTCGACGGCTGATGGCGCCAGAAAAAGTCAGGCTTTCGTCTCGGACCTCAAGCGTCAGTAGCGGCGGACGACGATAACCGCTAAGACTCCGAATCGGGTTGTCGAAAGTTTGGTCTACGCCGGGCATGTACAGCCCAGCACAAACGCCGCTCAAGTAATGAGAGACGTCGTAGAACCGCTTTAGCAGACGCTGCTGCTGAGCGATGATTGCGGCGACCTTGTCGCCCACTTGCGTATTAAGTTGTTCTGCTGCTGTCGACATGGGCATGTCCTTAGAAACTGCGTACGACATCGCGACGCTTTACGTTAGCGTCGTAATAGAGATTTTCTTTACCAGCTTCCCACTCGGCCGCGGTGACTACTACAGGCGGCCTCGAATAAAACACTAGGAGAATTTTGTCATCGGCGATCTTTCGCTGCCGCTTGACCGCGGACCCACGAAATGTAACAACACGCATACGTTCCCTTTCTCTACCCGCGAAAAGAAAACAGCGGGGTATTAAATATGCCGCGTTATTGCCTATAGTTTAGCTGTCAGGATCGGGTAGCGCGTTGTCAAAAAGATTGATGGCGTCACCGTCATCGTCTGAGAAAAACTCATCTGTCGCCGGTGTCGGTCGGCCGACGGGCGGCACGGCTAGCTGCGGCGGCTCTTCAAGATGCGCAGGATCAAACCCCAGATAACCCGTGTCATCTGGCTCGATGGGCGGGTTGGTGTCGAATAACGGCACGTTGCCCGACGGCGTTATGAGATATCGCATCGGAGGCTTTGAGACATGCAGCCGCGCGCCTGTGAAGCAAGACACCGACACGTCACGATCAATAAGCGCTTTCAAGCGCGCAGCGAGTTGTTCTACATCGTCGAACTGCTCTGTAGCAAATGTGCCGTCCGCATGCAGCACGACGGCGTAAAACAAATCAGCCGGCCTAGCTTCTTCGTGCATGTTACTCTCGAATATCCAGAGGATCGTTTTCTGTAAACGGACTAAGGATTCCGTTCTGCTGTAGAAACCCGAGCGCGGCGGTTGCTGACGGCACGGGTATCTGCCTGACACCCGCCGGTCCGGTTAACCGCTTTTCTAACATCGTAATAAACTTGTTTGAAATCACACCAAGAACTTTTACAACTAATGTCTCGTTGAACCACGAAGTCGGGTCGGGGATGGTAATGTCGTAAGCGAAGACGCTAGCAAAAAAGCCTGTCTTAGGGTCAGAAAAAGCAATACCAGACAAAAACGCAAAACACTCTTCTTCGCGCTCTTTGTCTACGCCATAAACACGTTTATCCCAATTAACTGGTAGCGGGTAACCGGGCAGTCGGCGCACGCCCAGGCCGGAAAAGAAAAACTCATTGGTGTCTGGTTTTAAATCGATGCAGAATGGACGACTATCTGCGTCTTCAACTGGAAATCTCGCGTCGAACTCGGTTACCGGATCACGGTCGAAGCCGCCGTGCGTTAAAAGCAGTGCCGGCGTAAACAACGCAACTTTCTTGCTAAATCCGCGCAAAACATCGGCGCAGGATCGTGTAACAATACGATCCGCGTTTGTGATCGCGTCTAACTCGTATATCGGGCCGTGCGTAGACATATGCGCTATTTCTTGGGCGCCGGCATACCCGCATTTACACGTTGAATTAACATGAGCAGCACAAACGCGGCGTCCACTACGTTATCGATACCTGTGGATTTGTACTTCGTGGAGTCAAATGCGGCACCCAAAGACTTGTTAGCCGCCACGATCATGTCTTCTTTGCTGGCCTTACCGTTGCCAGTAGCGAACTTCTTAATTGTAGCGATAGCGTAGCCATTGGAGATAATGTTGTTTTCTTCAGCCCACGTAGCGGCAGTAACTTTCATGCCGCCCAAAACCTCAGACGCCGTGGCTACCCTAGAGAGTACAGCTGGAATACCGAATTTTTTGTTCATAAAAAACTCTTTAGGCGGAGAGTACTTCACGTCTTCATAGCCTAACACGTGCGGCGCCGCAACATTTAAAAAAGCACGTAAACGCACAAATCGGGCTGCGCCAGATTCCAGTCCTTGTGTCGATAAGTCCCACTGAAACAGTTGCAACTTATCCTGCAACAAACGCTTGCCAGGAACGTGATCATACACCGCTACGCCACAATTGCTGCCCAAGTCTAAACCTAAAAAACGCGTAGCCTCTTTAGGACACGGACCGACCTTAGACGCAAACGAGTCCGGGTCTTTGTACATCCTATACTTTGGCATTACTTTGCCTTTCTAAAAAACAAGGCCGAAAGCCGGGCGAACCAAGGCTGCTGAATTTTAGCCTGCAATATTTTGTGCTCTTCATGCAGTTTAGCTAATTCCAAGCCGCGCTGTTTATACGCTGTCAACAATTCTTTTTCTCGCCCCAGCAATACATCGTTTGTCATACGCAAATGCTCAGCCATAAACACCGCGTCGTATGTTGAAGATTTGCGCAGATTAGCAAACTCTCTAACCGCAGCTGTAAATCGCGCCATGTCTGTCTGCGCGGGAGATTCCTGTCCGACAACAGACACTTCTCGCACAGCGGCGAACCAAGCGGCGCAAAATACTTCGCCAATAGCAGCCCAAAGATACTGCCGAACGACATAACGCAAGCTAAAAAAATTATGCCGATTTAAAGCTGCGGCAAAGCTTGTTACCGGATCAGCAGCGTTAACAAAATCGCGCTGCGCTTCAGCGAGCACGGTGGCGGCGATGACGATTTCCTCGTCAGTGATATTGTGCTCGGCGCGCCAACGAGACCGATCCGCATCGTCGTTGGCGTCCAACCGCTCAATTGCTTGCCGCATAAGAGTTGGCGTAATGTACGCGTAGTCTCGCTCGGGATTGTAAAGCGGACCAGAATCTCCCTTCCGCCGGTAGCCGATATCGGCCATGTTCTTCTCCTTGAACTAGTGAATCGTATACGTGTTTATACGACAACAATTAACGCACATAACCCCTATGTTTTCGGGGTCAAAGAAAGCCGTAGAATTACAGTTTCGACAATGGGCTTCTACGTATGTCTTTGCGTGCACCGCATACGAACACTCGTTGTACCCAATAAAACAATTTGTGCAAGCGTGCTGATACCCTTCTGGACAAGGCTCGGTTCGGCAGCGCACAGAGAGCAATTCTTTATTGTGCTTAAGCATGCTACTCGTAACGCTAACCTGCCTAAAGTACGGCTTGTCCCGACTCCGCTCGGCTTCAACGTGCGCAAAAAACATCAAGTTGACAAAGTGCAGGCCTACGCCGGAATATTGCAACGGACCCCACGAGTTGTTAGAGAAGCCCACAACACGGGCAATTGCGCGGCAGCTATTAGTGGGGAAAAACTGGGGAAATAACTCAGCGCACGGCGAGCCCGCTAGCGCCCGACAAGAAAAGATAAATCCGGTTTTATCGCGACGCTTAGCCGGGATAACGCGTTCAACTGATACCGGAACGATTTCGTCGTACATCTGCCGCGTCCACGGCAGAATAGCTTCGCCGTCATTGAGTCGGTCTAGGTTGCCTGACATCCGCCACGCCAACATGGCAAGCGTCTTCTGACTCAGGGTCGTACCGGCCATGACTCGTACCGTCTCAAAAACGGCGTTGCGCGACACAGTGTTTGGCAGCGCAGCCAACAACCGATCTGCAACCTCATAAATAACATTGCCAGAGATCGTCTGGTCCCTAAAAGCGTCGAGCACAGTCATCAACTGTGCTCGGCGACGAATAATCTGATGTCGGCTAAACTTTTTTGCCGTCATACCGCCTCTAATGTAATTGGACCGTCCTCGGCGCTTGTATCTGCCACGTCTACAGATACAGCCGCAGCTTCACCGGTTCTCACAATTTTCTTGTCTTTATTGTTCGTCTCCCACTCCGCCAACGCCGAAGAGCATCGCTCGCCGGTTTTCTGAGCGAGATCTTCCAGTTGTTTGGCCTGCTCAGAAAGCGCAAGAATAATGACGCCAAACTCTGTAGACATCAGTCCGGTAATATCGCCAATCGACGCCACAGACTGAATCTCGGCTGTGTGCGCTTCTTCTTTGCCGTCCTTGGTGACAGTGAAATCAATAACAATGTTTTTAATACGCACGTGCTCGGGGATCGACGTGTCGAGTTGACGGCCGTGCAACTCTACCGCCAATTTCTTCAGCTTGTCAAAACGCGCATACAACTTTTCCATCTCTTCAGAAATGTTTCGCATATACACCGAAGGATTGATGCGCTCTGTTTGCGGCTCTACAGCCACGCCGGCAGACTGGCCAACAGAAGACGAGCCGATTTGTGGCTGCTGTCTAGCCAAGTTCTGCAAAACCTGCTGCATCTGGGATGCATCAATTTTTACGGGAATGCTCTGCATTGCAGTGTTGCCAGAGCTATTAACCGGCTCAGAAACTACATCAATCACTTTTGTCACGCTTGCCATTCTTATGCTCCTTTGTCTGTAACAACTGCCACGCCAACCCAGTAGCGCAATGCGACCGCTGTATTTATACCTTCGTCGCGAATTAGGTCAACAGGACTTCCAGTGACAACATGAAACTTTTTAACACGACCCGGTAAATAACCAGCACACGATAACCCAAGCTGCAACATGTAGGCAAACGCTAAATCTGCAGCTGGATTTAAATCGTACGAAAACAGCGGTACTCGCACGTATTGGTCGTGGCCCGCTGAGGCCCACGTAGGCGGCGTACCGGGCACTATGGGCGCGTCGGCGATCCACCAGTCATCCGGCTGCATAACAGGCTGCTTAAGCATCAGCGCCGGTTTAAACGGCAAATTAGCCGGCCAATTTTCTGCCGTTTTCTGCAGGTCTAATTGCGAAACTTTTAGCTCCATAAACACCTACACCATCGTCCGGGGCTGCGCAGCCTCTACACCCGCATCATTAGCGTTTATACACAAGCCGTCACGAAAATGACACAGCCGTAAATTTTGGTGCTGACACAAAGCGCCCAAAACCACGTCGCCGTTCTTTTGCTTTAAATCCGGCGGCGGCCAATCCCACTGCTGGAGCAATTCAGTGCGAATCGACCACCAGCCGCCAAGCGCGTGCCGCAGGTACGGCTTGTCGCGTTCTTTATGAAACCACGACTGCTCAGTAACCCAGTCGCGCTGGGCGGCAGATAACTCAGACGTATAAACAGAGCCGTTCATGTCGCAATGGCTGAGATTCATAGCGATGCGGTCAAACCAATTATTGACGTCTAACGTCGGCTCTAAATACGAGTCGTGATCAAACCACATAGTGATCGGAGCTTTAACCGGCGGCGCATGAAACATCTTCCGCATCATCGGGTACTTTAAGA